TATCAAAAGTTATCGTGTCATAAACATTGTATTTTTGTGACGGATAATTTAAATTGACTTGATAGTAAAAATTAAACAGGTTATTTGGTGCGTATGTGTCAGACACAGACTCCGATTGGGGTCTATTAATCATACGAGTAAACGTACCGGTCTTAGCATTCCAAAATTTACAAGACATATAAAATCTTGTGATGTCAATATATTCCCTTGAATATAACCAATAAATAAAGAACCCATTTGTATCACCAACAAAATCTAAAACATACTTTGGTTTGTTAATATCCACAACCATTCCTTGCATATCGGCAACCATCTTCTCACCTTGGGTTGTCGGAAGAATAATTGTTAGGTAATTCTTTTGTTGCGCCTCTGATGGTGAATCGTAGAAATCTAATTTGAAGAAACTTTTTTTGAAATTATTTCTATAATAATATACCTCGTCGGTTGTAAATCCTTCACTTCTATAATCTAAAATCCACTGACTATTTGATGTTAAACTTCCACCTGAAAAGAAATAAAACTCATAGTTAACATCTGTCCTTACCGTTAAATCATTTACGTTTGTTGATGTATAACCTGAATGAGCAAATCTGATGGTTTCAAAATCAAAACCTTTACCGGCAACTTCAGACATGATTTTTGTCTCAATTTCCCTAATCTCATTTTCAGTATCCAACAAACTCCAATTCAATTGAACAGGAATAAACAGACCTTTGTCTTGGATACCATTTCTACTAATTTGGATTTTATTCACAGTCATCTACGGCGGGTTGTGTTGAAATGTTTAATCCTCCAAGGATGTCTTGATAGTTTGTACCCTCAGGTATCAATCTAAACACATAATCCCTGTAAGGATAATGAGCTCTGTTCAAATAAGGATAGTTTACACCCCTATCTAAATTATCAAACTCACCATATAAATAAGGCTCCCTCCATCTAAACTCTTGGTCTATGGTAGAATAAAACGCATAACTTGGAATGTTCTCAGAATTATTCTGTGGTGCGGTTTCAACGTAATCAGAAAAAACTCTTAAGGTTAATGGAACATGAGGTACATAATAGTAACCCATGGCGTTTGGATTTGGAGTTGATTCTGTTTTAAACACATCTTGGTTGAATTTAATCTTATGAATCAACGGTGAAATAACTCTTTCAACTTGTTCGTAATCGTTCCACTCACAAAAATCACCATCCAATAAATCCCCAACTTTTAAAACTTGATTGTAATAAAATGTTTCAGTCGTTCCACTAGTTTTGGTATAACTATTAACCGGTATGTTCGTAAAAGAATATTGGTTATTATCTGACCACCAAGTACTAACATCTTTAGTTAGATTGAATCCCCAACCTCTTTTGAGTCCTACACCATTAAATGACTTGTTAAAGTATCCGCTATATCCTTTATTAACAACCGATAGGAATATCTCGCCAACAGGACGATTTCTGTTGTCGGTAATCCCACTAAGAATTAAATCTTTTTTTAATGTAACATCGTAAGTATTTGACGATGTTTTCATTGAAACTCTTGTTTGTTGATTTGGCGTAATAGAACTGAACTCTAATTTTTTCTGATTATTGAATGGATTGAGTTCAAAACCGGTTTTGGTTACATCAACTTCGTTCTGTGTAAATAAAACTCTGTTTTTTCTAACATAATATTTTGACTTCGTTTCCAAATTTGATGGGTTAGAAACTCTTTTAAAAGTCCCCATTCTTCCATTAAAGAATGTATTACCAGTGTAACCAGGATTTATAATGTTGAATACAAAATCAGAACTTCCATAATTGTCATTACCCAACGATAATACCTCAAATATTGTATCACCATCATAATCAAAAGACAACTCAACAGATTCAAATGGAGCCAGTCCATGTGACATCAAACACTGAAAAGAAATAATATTAAAACCACCCTCTGAAGATGATGATATTATAAACGGAATACCCTCTTCAGCATTCCACTGAATGGTTTGTCCCGAATAGGTCCCTTGCATTGTAACACTACCATCATTAGTTGATGGGTAGGTCAAATAGTAAGTCCAATTGTAAGTGTATGCACTTTCAGGTGAATAATCAAAGTGATAATCAGTTATTCGTGGTCTGAAAAAATCAAACTCATAATATTGTGGGTAACCTCTCCACACACTACTAACAGATGATTGTTCAGGATTTACATAATATAGATTATTAAGAAATGGAATATATTCTGTGGTACCTGTCAAGGTATTGTCATACAAGTATTGTAACTTGAATGTTGGTCTGAACACCTCACAAGTTTGTCTCTCATCGTCATATAATTGTGACAAGTTTAAAGAGGTGTTTCTCACAAACTGTGTTAACTCCTCTTGTGTTTGACTTAATTCAAGATTTACCTGTTGGTCAATAGAAGGTGCCGATTTAAACTGAAGTCTAGACGGTATAATTGTAAAATCACTCATCACTTAAATACTTTTGTTTAAATTTATCAAGTGCGGTCAAACCTGTTTTTAATCCAAAATAAAAATGGAATGGAGCACCTACTAAAAATTTATTATTCCATTTACCATCATTTGGTGTAATCACACCATTGTTATCTTGCATGTAAATGTAACCTCTTGCTCTTCTATCATCACCCTGAGTATTTGAACCGATAAAGTATGTTGGAGATACCACATTTGTTCTATCTAAAACCTGATACTTTCTTGAGAATATATCGTTTGTTTCTGTACCCCAATTATTTTGTTCACTACCAAATATTGTTGGATTAGTTAGTCTTTGGAATAAATAACTAAATAACGGATTTCTTGGTGGGTTTTGTTCCCATTGATAGAATGGTACCTCCTGAGATTTAATACCGTAACTATATTGAATTGCGGAAGCTGCAGGATTTGGTCTAAAATCAATTTTACCCGGAGTTAAGAAATCTTTGAATTGTAAGTCTTCTGTTGTTGAAGAGAAAAAGATACCCATAACAGGTCCACTGATATTATTTCCTAATAACTGAACCGGGTCATCCGCACCACCATAAGATTCATAAGCATCTGCGGAAAATTTGACAACACCATTTTCAGAGTTAATAGATAAAAGTTGTACTAAATCTCCATCAGCTCTAAATTCTTTTCTTGAAAAAAGAATATTAATAATACTACTATTAAGTGCTAATGGTAATGGTTTTGTCGTTAAAGATAATAATCTAATGAACGCGTTATTTGTTATTCTTGATATAACGAAAAACGTTAAAATATCTGAAGTATCACCGTAACTTGTTGGTGTGAGTTTATTCATAACAAACCCTTTATATGTTGGGTCTAACGAAATTTCAGAATATATGTCACTCTTAGGTCCCAAGTTCATAATTGTTGTTGGGTATAATAAATTCAAATCATTAATCTTACCCGCTGAAGGTGTTTGTCTTTTACCAATAAAACCTTTAGGACTTGATGGGTTATAGGGACTACTTCTCATGTAGAAGTTGTTACTATCGTCATTGAAATAAACAAACTCTTTACAGTACGTTGTTCTAACAGGTCTATTCTGACCATCATAAACAGTTCTTGTTTGAATTGGTGGTGTGTATAATGTTCCGTTTACCCAATTGTTAGTAAATGTTTGAGATAAAACACCTCTACACAACGCATAGAAAAATCTATATCTAACACCATATTCCGTAAATCCAATTAAATCTTTAGATAATGAAACTAAAGGTTTCGTCATAAACCTGTAACACCCGTTATAAACTATATCATTATTTTGACAATCGGGTTTAACCCCAAAAGTATTTCCACTACCATCATAACAATCAATACTAACCATGTTACTACATGAAAAAGTTTCAAGAACATTCACAGCACCTGTTAAATCTGTGATGTCAGGAGTTACCACATCAGCACCCGTACCATAAGCAACAGTTGTGAAATCCTCCTGATACTGAGTGGTAATTTCGTAAATAGTAAAACCTAAATTCTGTTGTAAGACAGGGACAATACCATCCCAATTCTTACCTTCTAAGAAATCTGAAGATGGTAATCTATCAGTTCTCATCACATTCAAATTCTTATTTGAAATTGTAAGAGGTGTTGACTCAAATTGTGGTAGCAAAGAAACTGAAATATATTCACTATCAACTTGTGAAGGTTTTTTACCTTGACCTGTTGTCTTTAACCAATAAAAATCTAAACCTGATACGTCTTCTAAGGAATCGTATTTACCATCATTAACTTGAGTATCAAAAAAGTCGTTTTTATCTTTACTTGTTGTTAATACAACACCACTATTTGTGGGATAGTTAAAATAATCATCAATTCCATAACTTTTTAAAGTTCTACCACCACTGTTCACAAAATTTTTCCATTCGGTGTTTGCATCCAATCCACTATAGTAACCAACATTTGATGTTGTAAATGCAGAAAAACCGTTACCGGCTCTAAAGAATTTACTCTCATAAAATATATTTGCTTGAACATTGTGATTCTGAACTGACATATTAGTTTCTGTCAGTTTTTGAATTGGTACATTGATTCTTGATTTAGTTGTAACAACAACGTCATCTTCGTTTGTAAATCCAAGAATTTTACCAATACCATACTTGTTAGTATACAAAGGTGAGTAAGGGTCAACACCTCTTTGAAGAATTAAAATATATTGATTTTCAAATCCTTCAAACGTTATTCTTGGTTGATATCCTGTGGTATACTTATCCCAAGTCAAACCTTGTTTTCTAGCATAAGTAACATTAACAACCGAATTAATTAATTTTAAAAATGAATTATATGTTGGTTGAATTTGACACGTAGGACCTACAAAAGTAACACTACCATCACCACTATCAAGTGTTGGTGTTGCACAAGCACAAACCTCTAAAGTTTCACCCACCCAATCTTGAGATGTATTATCATATACGTTTGTTAAATTAACATATTGAGTTGTTCCGTCACAAGCTTGATATGAAAAATAGGCAAATAATTGACCTACCGTTGAGTCGTCACACTTTATTACATATTTTCTACACGATGAACATCCCGGTTGTGCAATTAAATTAAACGCTTCAGAAACGGTAATTGCCGTTACAACTTGGTAGTATTCAATATCCGCAGGGAAATTATAATTTGTTTCTGTTGACCCCGAACTTAAGTTATACGTCTGTGTTGTGTCATTAGTTTGAGATGTTGCGTATCTTACCGTTATCGGTCCCGGACCCACCTGTAAAGTAGTTCCACTAATACCTGTGTCTGATTGAGTATTAGAACTGAACTTATAGTTATTGTCCGAAGAATTCTCAGGATTAACAAATGTCAACAACGTTCCTGATGGGAACGAAGATTGAGACATTATTGTTAAAGTATTATCAAAGTGTTTTACCGTTGCGTTTGATGGATTATCAAAACTAACGGAAATTCTATTGAGCCCATCAAAATATTTTTTTCTACTATTGAATTGGTTAACTCTTTGAGCCATCGGTAAAGATGTACCATAAGCAAAATATTTATCATTTTTGGCGTCAGGTAATCTTAGTTCTTCTGATTCAGTTGATTTATACAATCCCAATTTTTGATTTCTATAAATCCTTGAGCCGACTGCTTGTGATAACAATAAAGATTGAATGGCTATATTATCCTCTGAGATTGCACCCTCATCTTCACCACTTTCAACTTTACTAAATTTCAAGTTACTCTCAGAAATCTTATCATAATAAAGAGCTGGGTTTGCCAAAGGTGTTAACAAAGACGTACCACCATCTTCGCTGTCACCAGCAATGGTGTCACCAGGTTTACAATCACAACCCTGACATTCAGGATATGTAATCATAGGTAAGTTGAACGCACCAAATTTGAATTTGGTAATTCTTCTGAATCTAGTTGTTAATACTACAGCCAATGATAAAGTTGTTGCGGCCAATCCAATGAAAACCAAAGATGGTGGTGGAAATATAAACGCCGCAGCAAAGAACGCATAAGTTAAGAAACTTAATAACCCAATTATAGCTGCGGTAATCACCACCGCAAAATTATTCCATAAAAACGCAATAATATGATATGCAACAAGAAGAGGTATAAATGTTATTTGGAATATTTGAAATAAGATTGAAAATAAGAAATATATTAAATCAAAATTCTTAACCCCCTCGTTAACAGGAAAATTATTTGTTGTGTTGGTACACTGATTGTCTGCAATATCTTTTACACCAATAAACTTACTTCTACCATCACCCCTTTTATACTGGTCAATTAAACTTGATACAGTAAAGACTTTGTTGTATTGAAACTCATAGAATGTATCAAGACAATTGATGGCATTATTTAATTTTTCATTCTCTATTGAAGTGGTACTTGCATCGGTATATCCCGACCAATCTAAACCAAAATAATACGAACTTTTTAAATCTTTTAAGAATAATGGGTTTGCACCATAAATTGGGTCAACAGAAGATATTTGCCAACCATATTCTCTGATGTTTGGAACCAAGTAATATGGTCTTCTAATTTGTTCAACAGAATTTGGAGATTGTTGCCATTTGATTTTGAATCTGTATTTTCCTTTTGTTGGAATACCAACTGATGGGTCTCTTGAGAATATTCTTGTTCCGTCTTCAGATGTTGTTACATAATCCAAGTTCATTGGGACCTCAACGACCCACGTACCATCACCGTCAATTACATTACCTGAGTCCTCCAATCTATACTCTTCCAAGATTGGTCTACCTTCAGCATCCTGATTAATTGTTTGTCTAACGGCTAATATCTGACCAGGACCAGGGATATTCTGACACAAACTACCTGTATTGTCTTTTGGTTTACATCCCCTACCTAATACACTTGGAGGTCCATCGGTTCTTGTGGATGGTGCCCCAATTCTATACTCATCAGGACTTGAAAACATTGAACCCATGAATATTGCTGTTGGTTCAATATTGATATTGGCTTCTTCACGTAAATCAAAGTCAACACGGTTTACCTCGGCTTGACACAAACTTGGGTCACCCCAAAATGGATTTACTTCAAAGGTCTTGGTAAGAGAAACAATCTGTGGTAAACTCTCCAAGTTGGTTGATGTTTGGAATCTGTCACCCGCAACTTGAGCTTCAGTTGCTCTACCCATACGAATCAAATCTTGAGGTGTTAGTGAAAACTCACCAATGTCACTCAAGTCCAAATCCATAACCATGGTCTGTTGTCCCAACGGAACACCAAAAATCATGTAGTCACCACTCTCGTTGGTCTTAACAGTATACTTGTAATAACGGTCGTAAACCGTAACCAAAGTCGGGTCTTTTAAAACTTCTTCTCTTGTTGGGAAAGTACCGACCACCGCATGTTTTGAGTAGGATTGTTCACTTGGTAATAAGTTATATCTAATACCGTTGGTATCTCTATCGTTTGGTTGAACATAAGGATAAAGAGCAACAATTTGTTCGTTAAGGGCATCGGTTTCAGTGATAGGTACAAAAATTGAAACCTTTACGTTTGGAATACCTAATCCACCGTTGGCAATAACCCTACCAACTACAACACCGTAGTCCGCACAGTTTCTTGTGTAAACATCATTCTGAGAAATTTGAAGAGAAAGGATTTCTAAAAATTCAAAATCTTGCTCTAATTGAAACGAAATATTTTTGTCTACACCTACGTCAGTTTTTATCCTATATGATTTTCCCATTTAAGGCTTTTATGATAAATAGTTATTAGGGTTTTTTTGAGAAAAACCTCTTAATCTAAAAATATACCTTAAGGTGTGATTAAATAAAGGTGTTATGAGAAAGAAACATTCTGTAAGTTTCTTACTCTCACCTTGATATCTTTCTGTGGGTATCTAACCTGATAAACTTGGTTAGGTTGTGCAAACAAAGTATCGTCAACTGGTCTGATAATTCTTAACTCAGGGTCTGAGTATGCCATTGATGTTTCAGCCGAAGAATATTGTCCCCCCACTTTATTATCAATTATAATATCCGATACGGTAATTACACCATTTTGACTTTGAACAATACTTCTAAGTTCTGACAAATAAACGTTCTGACCTAACTGTCTGAATTGGGGGTCAAAATATGCAGAAATTCTATTAACAATATCACTAATAATTTGTCCCGAGTTTTGTGTTGCATCTAATACAACTGAAATCTCCACACCCAAGTCTAAAACCTCTGCGGTTGTTACCTGAATATAGTCGTTCATCATTCTATAATTTGACAAATAATTTGCAACGTTTTGTTTTAATGTATTTGACACAATACTGGTCAATTTACCTGACGTATCATAAGATAACATTGAGATGACAATTTTGTTGTTGTTTTCTGTGATTGCCACTTTGGCGGGTGCCCCGAATTCAGCTGGCATGTTTCTCAATAAAGAGTCATAGTCATTAACGGTAACGGCTCTGTTCTGAGCCGCGAAGTTAAATGCCACATAGTTTCTAACTTCTTCAGTATTTGGAGCGTTTGAACCACCGATAGCCGCAGTAACGTTGGTACATCTCAACGAATTGATTACCGAACTATTAATTGTTTGTGATGGACCATTCACAAAGAAAGATACCGTTCCCACTTGGTTAATAACATTCGTCCCCAAGTTGGTAGCCAATCCACCACCAACTCTGTATTGAACAAATAATGTCGCATTTGGTGTCAAAGTTGAACCTAATGAAAAGTTATTGGTAATGTTTTGAATGGTGATTGGGAAACCTAAATTGGTAAAAGTATTCAACTGGTCTTGAGCCGAGGAAGTACCCCCACCAAAAGTTAGTTTGTTAAACCCTTCAGGTGTGAACTCAGAGATGAATCTACTATTTGTTTGAATGTATCTACCTACTTTGATACCGGGTTGGTCAGACACTTTAGTAGGGTCTTCAATGAAGATTCTATCCTCCGCTAAGGCATCTACCTCAAACCATCTGTTTTCCAAACCTAAAAATTCCGCTGCGGTAGGAACGTTAGTGTAGTTGGTTCCGTTTTTTAATAATACACTTGTAATACCAAGAACGTTCTTATCAGGTAGGAACAATTCAAAGAATGGTTTTACATCGGCAGGTGTGATAACTCTTTTGTAAACTTTGGTAATACCGTTTACAACAAGTTCTCTTTTTGTGATTGTGTAGTTAACTAAGTTACCCGCAGCATCAAAATTCGGAATCTTTAATCTGTTTGGGAAACCGGCATAATTGTATGGTGATGAGAAATCAATATCGTATTGGTTTTCAAAGACAATACCCGCACCAAATATTTGAGAACCTCTGTTTAGAATACCCAAGTATCTTTCATCTTCTTTATCACCAAAAGCCGGTACAGTGATTGAGAAATCAACTAAAGATACTGAAGGTCTTTGACCAGGTATTTTAAGACCATATGTTCTGGCTATATTATAAATTGATGACCTTTGTTGAGCGTATTGTAATACTGTCTCTTGAATACTTCTATCAATGTGATAGTGTAGGTTGTCCGCAACCGCAGCATTCAAATCCAAGAATACCGAGAACACTGACGCGTCGTTGAAGTCCTGAATTAGTTCAGGATAATATGTACGGACATAGTTTTGTAACTCTATACGAATTCCTTCATAATCTCGTACTGTATATGAAATTCTATTGTTTGCCATCTATTGTTTAAATATTGATAATAACGAAATCACTTTGTGCAAACGCTAAATTGTCAACTGTGTAGTCAATCTTTACTTTTGCGGTATATTCAGATGTTCCTTTACCGGGAACTCTATAAACATACTCTCTTGCAGTTCCTGGTATTGTAGTTCCTTTAGCCAACGGAACCTCTTCAGACGGGTCTGCAGGTTCAATTGTAATTTTATTAAGTAAAAGATTTGGCATGAAAGTTTGGACAGAATCCCTAATATCCGCTTCTATTGCATCAAAAGTAAGACCATCATAAGGTTCAAAAATATATTCATATAATCTTGTACCAAACGTTGGTAAAAAGTATCTTGAACCTCTTCTTGTAAGAATCAGATGTAATAAGTCACTTCTTATTTGTTGAAACTGAGTTTCCGTTAGGGCTAAATAATCCCCTTGTGTTGAATCCACAAAAGGAAATTCTAAACCATATGTAATACCTTCAGCCATATCTTATAAATATACTCTGTATTTTTTTTCTTATAAATAAAAAACCCACCGAAAACGATGGGTTTTATTTAGTTTAGATGTTAATTATGACTCACAAGCCACACATTGTAAATCATTTAGATTTAACTTCTTCCTTGCGAAAGCCTGTGCTGAGTTCATAGAGTGTTGGTAATACAGAGTTTTAACACCAAGTTGCCATGCATCAATTAGAAGTTTGTTAACGTCCCTTGTTGGCATGTCAGGTGAAATCATCAAGTTCAAAGATTGAGCTTGGTCAATGTAATCTTGTCTTACCGCCGCTTGGTTGATAATAGATGCCTGATTAACCTCCGCAAAAGTTCTGAAAACATC